AGGGCAGGTTTTTGGTCCGCCATTTACGATAGGCTTGGCGTATGGGGTGATATACATGGCTAGGGGCAGAAAATCGCAGGACCGGGGCGGCTGGATGCGTCCGGGCGGAGCATTGCCAGCTAAAGCACCTGGCCTAAAGGCAGATGAGCAAAGGATATATAAATGGCTAATCGGGGCGATGGCCGCGCTGGGCGTGGGCGGCAAGTCCGATTTGATGGCGGTGACGTTGGCGGCGAGAAGCGCAGCCAGGTGCGAGCGCCTGCAAGTGGAGCTAGACGCACTGACGAGCTCGACGGTCAAAAACGCAGCAGGCGGCGTGGTGATGCACCCACTCTACGCCGAGCTAGGCCGGTGCGAGTCAAGGCTGAGGGACTGCCTATGCGGCCTGTACCTGAGCCCCCGCACCAGGGGAACGACAAGGCTGCCAGCCGAAAGCCAGGCCGAGGCCAATCAAGGCGACGAGATGCCATCAGCGTTGCTGAAGATTCTCGGCTAAGCTCTGCCGCTGCTAAGCGGGTCGCCATCTTCTCGGCAAGCCTTCGGCATATCAAAGGCGAGCACGCAGGCCAACCTTTCATCTTGTCCGACTGGCAGTGGCGGGACATCATCAAACCGTTCTACGGCACGCTGCGGGCTGATGGCCTGCGCCAGTACCGAGCCATGCCAATCGCTCTGGCACGCAAGCAGGGCAAGTCCACTCTGGCGGCCATGCTCGGCCTGTATCACCTGTTTGCCGATGGCGAGCAGTTCCCAGAAGTGGTTTGCGCTGCAGGCAGCCGTGATCAGGCGGCCATCGTGTTTGATACCGCCGCTGCCATGGTTCAAAGCTGTCCAACTCTGGCATCTCGATGCACGGTGTTGCGCCGCGAGATCGTGAAAAAGTCAGGCGGTTTCTTGCGCTGCATTGCCGCTGATGGCAAGCTGCAGCACGGCCTTAACTGCTCGGCAGTGGTGATGGACGAGCTACACGTCTGGCCTGATCGTGAACTATACGAGGCGCTGACTACATCAGTGCTGGCACGCAGGCAGCCTAGCGTCATCATGATTTCCACAGCAGGCTACGACCGCGAGAGCCTATGGCATGAGATCTACAGCCGTGGCAAAGCCGTTGCCAATGCGCGGCAAGCCGGCCAAGAACTTGACGAGACAATGCTACCGGTGATCTACGAGGCACCACCAGAGTCGGACTGGCGCATCGAGGCCACATGGAAGGCGGCCAATCCCGGCTATAACGTATCCGTTAAGCCGGATTACTTCAGGCAAAAGGTCAATGAGGCCATGGCATCGCCTGCCGAGGAGCAGTCTTTCCGCAGGTTGCACCTGAATCAATGGACGCAGAGCAGCACACGCTGGCTAAATATGGAGCGCTACGATGCCTGCGCCGCGCAATTGCCAGACCTAAAAGGCAGAGCGTGCTGGGCTGGCCTCGATCTCAGCAGCACGCAGGATCTGAGCGCCTTGGTGCTAGCGTTTCCCTACGACGACAAAATCATCCTCAAGCCGTTTGCCTGGGCACCAACTGGAGCCGTCAAAGAAAGAGAACGCCGAAACAAGCAACGCTACGACCAGTGGGCAGCCAAAGGCCATCTAACGCTTATCGAAGGCGAGGTGATCGACTACAGTGAAATTAAAGCGCAAATCATGGCACTAGCCAGCGAGTACCGCATTCGTGAGATTGCCATCGACCGCTGGAACGCAGCGCAACTGGCGCAAGAACTACAACAAGAAGGCCTGAGCGTTGTGGCGTTTGGCCAAGGCTATGCCAGCATGTCACCAGCGGCCAAGGCTGCTGAGTCGTTGGTTTTGCAGGGAAGGCTGTGGCACGATGGCCACCCGGTGCAGCGATGGTGCTGGGGCAATGCGGTGATCGAGAACGACAGCGCAGGCAACATTAAGCCGAGCAAATCGAAAAGCACCGAGAAGATTGACCTTTGCGTGGCAGGCGTGATGGCAATAGCCAGGGCACAGTTAGGCGAGGTGACCGGCACCAGCGTCTATGAAGGTCGCGGGCTGGGCATGTTGTGATTTCTCTGCCTGACCTGCGGCAGTCTGGTGGCCATGACTGCGGACTAATTGCTGTGCAGGTAGTGCTACGCCACATCAAGCGCAGACCCAAGGCCAGCCATTTCCAAATCCTAAACTGCACGAGCCTAGACGGCACCGACCCGCGCAGCATCGAGGCGTTTTTTCGCTCGATTGGCTGCCATGTGCTGGCAGGCAGTATGGAATGGGACGACCTGAAAGCATTCACCGAAACAGACCGCGCCATCATTTGCCTAACCACGCCAGCGCATGGCATCGGTCACTATGTGGTGGTTGCTGGAATAGACACATCAACCATCCACTATCAGTGCAGCACAGAAGGACCATGCCGATCTGGCAAGCGCACCTGGATGAAATCTTGGCATGAAGTGGACCGACTCGGTGCTGTTTACCACCAGTGGGCTATCTGCGTTTGGCGGTGATCGTGTCAGCAGTTTGAATGATTAGCTTTATGGCTAATTTCATTCAGCGCATATTCGGATTGCAAAAGCGCATATCACCCGCTGCGGTGCTGAATAATCCTGCCCTAGTAGATTTGCTAGGCGGCAGGAACACCGAGTCGGGAGTGCGTGTCGATGAGGCAAGCGCACTTAGTTGCGCCACTGTGTGGGCTGCAGTGCGTGTCATTTCTGAAGGCGCTGCCAGCCTGCCGCTAATAACTTATCGCCGAGACGGAGCCACCCGCACCCGAGCCAGCGAGCACCCGCTCTATGGTTTGCTTCACGACGAGCCTTGCCCTGGCATCGGATCGCTCGTGTTTCGTGAAAGCCTGTTTGCGCACGCTCTGACCTACGGCAACGGTTACGCCGAGATTGAGCGCAGAGCCAGCGATGGCGTGCCTGTGGCACTCTGGCTACTCGCACCCGAGCGCGTCGAGCCTTACCGCGAAGTCGATGGCAACATCTACTACAAAGTGCGACAACCGCAGGGCGGCCATGTCACTCTGGCCGGTGCCAATGTCATCCATTTGCGCGGCCTCGGTGGTGATGGCGTGATGGGCTACAGCGTGGTTCGCACTGCTCGCGAGAGTTTAGGCCTGACATTGGCTGCCGAGAAGTTTGGTGCCAAGCTTTTTGGGACTGGTGCTAGGCCATCAGGCGTGTTGGAACACCCAGGCAGATTAAGCGATGACGCACGGCAGCGCCTGCGTGGTGACTACGAGCGACTGCATAGCGGACTCGACAATGCGCACCGCATCGCAATCCTCGAGGAAGGCATGAAATGGACGGCGCTTGGTGTGCCGCCAGACGATGCGCAGTTTCTGCAGACGCGACAGTTCCAAGTTGCCGAGGTGGCTCGCTGGTTCAATGTGCCTAGCAGCAAGCTGCGGGACAACACCGGCCAGACCTACTCAAGCATCGAGGCTGAGAACCAAGCGTTTTACACCGAGACGTTGCGCCCCTGGCTAATTCGTCTGGAGCAAGAACTGCAGATTAAACTGTTCAACACAGTCGAGCGCAGGGAATACTATTTTGAGCACCTGATTGAAGGCCTGTTAAGAGCTGATATTAAGACCCGTTACGAAGTTTATGCGGTTGCGAAAAACTGGGGCATTCTCTCAACAAACGAGATACGTGAGCGTGAAAACCTGCCGCCAATCGAGGGTGGCGACCAGTATCTGCAACCGCTGAACATGCAACCGCTGACTGCGCCAAACGGCCCATCAGCGCCATCAGCCACCCCGGCACTGGTCCCCGCGCTTTCGCCCAGCGCTAGCCCTAACCCAGCCAGTGTCGGGGACACACCAACACGCAAACGAGGAGGCGGCAATGCTCGAAAAACGAACTAGCAGACTTGAGCAGGAGGGTAGCAAGCTGGTCGGCTATGCAGCAGTTTACGCGCCAGCCATGAGCGAAGACCTAGGCGGATTCAGAGAGAAGATTTCCCCTGGCGCATTTGACAAGTCGCTCGAAAGCAACGCCGACATCCGAGCGCTATGGGATCACAACACCAGCCAGCCATTAGCCAGGACAACCAACGGTTCTCTCAAGGTTTCCAGCGACAAGCGCGGCCTACGTGTGGAGATTGACCTACCCGAAGGCGTGAGCTATGCCGACGATTTGCGCCAGTTGGTGCGCTCTGGCGTGGTGAACCAAATGTCATTTGGATTTCTTGTGCCACCCGGTGGCGACACTTGGGACAAGGACGAAGACGGCAACGCACTGAGAACGCTAAACAGCATTGATCTACATGAGGTGTCGGTGGTTTCGATACCTGCTTACCCAGATACCACTGTTGCTCTGCGCGGCCTGCGACATGTGGAGTTTGAAATCAGGCGCGCGCGATGGCTTGCATCGCACGGCTATCGTGCTGCCAGTGTTTTATTTTCTGATTTAAAGGAGATTCACATGAAAGAGATCGCAGAGCTCAAGAATTTGATTGACGAGCGAGCCGCGCTGATTGAGCAGATTCGCGCGCTCACTCCAGAAGAGCAAGCCGCCATGGACGCACTAGTCCAAGGCGTTGCCGATCTCGATGCGCGGGTGGCCGCCATTGAAGAGGCCATGGACTTTGTGCCAGAAGAGGAGATGGCCGGCGCTGACAAGGTTGCCGAGGCTGAAAGAACATTGGATTTGGTTGGTGCGCGTTGCGCCAGCCTATTGGAAAAGTTGGAATCCCAGACCACCCGCAGGAGTAAGCCCATGCCACTGAACACGCCTTACATCGTGAAGGATGTTGACGACAAAAACTACCACAATGATCGCAAGCTGGCCATGCGTGGCTGGTTCCTAGAAGGCAATGGCCGCGCGACTGATGCGCACCGAGCCGCTGCTGAGCGCGTTGGTGTTAGCCTGCGCAGCCGCGATTTCAACGTGCGCCTGTTTGACACCGCGCCTCGCAGCAGGCGTGAGTTGGAAGAGCGAGGAACAGCCACCCAGGTGATTAGCACCGGCAGCCTTGGCGGCTTCAACGTGCCAACCGTTCTGGTTGAGCGCATCGAGAAGGCGCTGCTTTATTTCAATCCGCTGCGCGAATACGCTCAGGTGCTGCGCACCGAGTCTGGCGAGCCAATGACCATGCCGACCAACGACGACACCGGCACCAAAGGCGTGCTGTTGGCCGAAGATGGAGCACTTACTGTTGCTGATACCTCATTTGGCCAGATTTCTCTTGGTGCTTACACCATGAGCAGCAAGGCGCTGAAAGTATCTTGGCAGCTACTCGATGACAACGCTGTTGACCTTGAAACTTATATCGGCGACCTGCTCGGCGAGCGTCTTGGCCGGATCATGGCTGACTATGTCGCAACCGGCACAGGCTCCAGCCAACCAACAGGCATTGCAGCCAGCACCGCAGGCAAGACCACTGCCAGCGCAACCGCCATCACATCAGCCGAAATCCTTGACCTGATTCACAGCGTCGACATCGCCTATCGCCAAGATCCTTCTTGCGCCTTGGTGATGCACGACAGCGTTTGGCTGTATGTGCGCAAGCTGACCGACAGCACAGGCCAACCATTGTTCCAAGAGTCTTACCGCAACCCTGGTGAGATTCGTGTTCATGGTTTCCCGCTGGTCATAAGCAACAGCCTAAACAGCGCCATCACCACCGGCCTCAAGACGATGGTGTTCGGTGCCATGAACAAGTTCCTGATCCGCGATGTGGCCAATATCCGCATCCAACGGCTTGACGAACTGTACGCGGCAAACGGTGCAGTTGGATTCACGGCATGGGCCAGAACTGACAGCAAGATCTTGGCCAGCGGTGCGATCAAGCACATGGTTCAAGCCTAACTTTTAATAGCCCACGCAGATTAGGAAACCAAGGCAATGAAGATTCAAATGCTCGAATGTATCTCTGGTCCACTCGGCACATACCGTGTCGGTGACATCTGGGATCATCCCGATGCAGTCGATGCGAATCGAATCATTGCCGCTGGTTTTGCGATCTGCGTGGACGGCATTGTCGAAGATAAAGCTAACGAGGTGGAAACACCCGAGGCCAAGCAAGCCGCTAAACGGAGCAAGCGCTAGTGGCTCTCAAAGTATTAACCGTTGCAACGGTGGAGCCAGTGTCACTCGCTGACATGAAGCTCCACCTTCGCGTTGACCACAGCACAGACGATGCGCTGATAAATGCGCTCATATCTGCTGGCCGCGACTATGTCGAGCGGCAAACGCGGCGGCCACTGGTGAACACCACCTACCGCCAAACCATGGACTATTTTCCAGAAGGCGCTATTGAGCTACTGCGTGGGCCGGCTGTGCAGATTGCCGTTGGTGGTGCCTACAGTTATGCCATGCCGCGCATCCGCTACTACGACGAAAACGGCACACTAACTACGATGACCTTTGCCGGTGGTGATTTCGAGCTAGACCTCGATGCCAACCCGCCCAGGCTAAACCTGACACCGCTAGACATTTGGCCGAACACCGAGAACGGCAAAGCCAATGCGGTTGAAGTGGACTATGTTGCTGGCTATGGCGCTGCTGCCGCCAACGTGCCGGCGCTGCTGACCACCTGCATCAAACTGCTCGTGGCGCACTGGTACGAAAACCGCTCTGCGGTTCAGCCAGGTGCCGGAAGCGAAGTGCCTTTGGCAGTCGATTCAATCCTGAAGATTTACTCAGTAGGTGACTACCAGTGATCATCGGCGAGTTAAGGCACCGTCTGTCGCTACAGTCGGCAACCGACAGCACGGACAGCTACGGCCAGCCTACTCGCACTTGGGCGACCTACGCCACTGTTTGGGGTATGGTCCTGCCGGTAACTGCGACCGAGAGCCAGCTAGCCAACCAGCAGCAGGCAGACATCACGCACCGGGTGACGATACGCCATCGAGCCGATGTGACTGCCGAGCATCGCATTTTATTCGGCAGCCGCGAGTTAAATGTTCGAGGCGTGCGTGATCTTGAAGAGAGAGGCATTTCGCTTGAGATCGATGCCGAGGAAAATGCGTAATGGCTAGCTCTCGCGACCTTCGCTTAAATCTGGCTGGAGCAGTTGATCTAATAGATGCTCTGCGAGATGCTGGCAAGAAGATCAAGCCTGCCTTGCGCCGTGTGGCAAGAGCGTGCACTACGCCTATCCTTCGCACCGCTCGCACGCTCGTGCCGGCCAAGCGCAAGCGGATTATGTACCAAGGCAAAAAGGTTTTTCGTTACGGCACTACTGGCCAGCTTAAAAAGAGTCTCGGCTACCGCGTAACTACATCTAAAAAAACAGGCGCAGTTTACGCAATAATCGGCCCGCGCCGCAAGTTTAAGATCATGGCTTTTAAGACTTATCACAAGCCAAAACGAAGCGTTGCAGCGCAGCGCAACGTGATGGTGCCTGTTAACCCAACTAATTACAGCCACCTAATTGAGAATGGGTTTACGGCTAAACTATGGCGGTCTGGCAAGCTACGGCCAGTAGCTGGGAAACCATTTTTAAAGCCGGCATTAAATGCCAATAGATCGCAATGCGAAGACATCACAGCACGAATCCTTAATGAAGAGTTGCAAAAGGCGATGGCCAAAAGGACTGCAACAGTATGAGCGTACTTGGTCAAGCTGTGCGCACCTATTTGGCTGCCTACGCCAACTATGCCACCTATTTGCCTGGCGGAATATCACCTGACCAGACCGGCCAAGGCAATACAAGCCAGCCCTATGCTGTTTACCAGTCTGTTAGCAGGCAACGGCAAAGAACCACTGGCGGCTCCGTGGTCGCAACTACTGAACGTGTACAGGTCACAGTTGTCGGCGAGACGCGCAGTAGCTCACAGGCTACAGCCAACTGGATCGCGTCTGCCATTGCTGCAACACCAAGCCGGCAGACTATTGGCAGCTTGTTTGTCCATCAATGGTTGGTCGAGGAAGAAGCAAGCTCCAATGAGCTTTATCAAGACGGATCGGACGAGTCAGCCCGCATAATCTCAATAGAGATTGTAGGCACATACACGGAATGAGGAGTAGAACATGGCTGTAGTACTACCACTTGGAACAATTGCAACATTGACCCCAGCAACTGGCACTGCGATTGTCTTGAATTGCATCAGCGTGACCGGCACCACTCGATCAGTGGCAATGGCTGAAATTACTGGTTTGTCTGACTACACGTTGAAGCGCCTGCCAAGCCGGGTTGATCCAGGCACTGTGACTTTCGAGGTTTACCTCGAAGACACAGCTACGGCCACCAATACGCTTAAAACGCTGCGCGATTGGCAAGCGACTGTTACTGGTTCAAGCATTGGCTACAACAGCGTCACGCTGAGCCTTAATTTCCCTGGCTCAACCATCGATGCGCTGATCAGCTACCAAGGCTACATCAGCGGAATTACTGAACCAACTGTTGGCGCAAGTGATGAGGCCTTGCGCTTTTCAGTAACCTTGCAAGTAACTGCTGTTTAACGGAGAAATTGAATGGGCTTGAATAGGGACGAAATCCTTGGCAAAAGTCGAGGACGTGTCGAGGAAATCAAGGTGCCAGAGTGGGGTGGCACCGTGTTCGTTAAGGAAATTACTGCCAGCGAAAGAGATGCCTTTGAGGCTTCGTCTATCGATAAAAAAGGCAGCGCCAAGATGTGTAACATCCGCGCCAGGCTGGCGGTGCTGACTTTGTCAGACAGTACTGGCCTGCGCATGTTTGCTGATTCTGATGTGGCCGCCCTCGGCGAGTTGCCTGCCTCGGCAATGGATCGCATCTTTGAAGCGTCCATGCGAATTAACAGGCTAACTAAATCAGATGTGGATGAGCTGGAAAAAAACTCCGAGAACCAGGCGGAAGCACCCGCCGCCTGATGTTTGCCTTAGCCGGCCACCTTGGCATGACGGTGGCTGAGCTGGGTGATCGGTTGACCAGTTCTGAACTGTCTGAATGGATCGCCTTGCTGGCAGTTGAGCCATGGGGACCATATCGGCAGGATCTGCTGAATGCCATTTCCTGCTATGCCAGCGCAGCGCCTTGGTGCAAAAACACCAAGGTGAGTGATTGGATTCCTCGTTTCGACAAGCATGAGCCTGACCGTGATTCCATTTTGACATACTTGAAAGCCACGGGGGCAAGCATCCATGGCGACAATCAGTAAATTAGCGATCAACCTTGGATGGAATGGCCAACAGGCTGAAGACGGATTAGCTAGAACAGCAAAGAAAACAAGCGAGGCTGGCAAAAAAGCTGACGAAGCTGGTTCAGCATTTGGCCGTTTGGCACAAGCGCTTAAAGGTGCTAACGATGTCAAGTCTGGATTCGACATGCTGCGAGGTGTTACGCAGTTCTTTATAGGCACACCAATTGCCGCAGTCGGTTCGATGATGAAGCTTGGCGGCGAATTGGAAACAATGCAAATCAAGATGGGACTGCTGGCCGGCAGCTTCGATAAAGGAGCTGAAAGCCTAGAAAATTTGCGCCAGATCACGCGCGATATGGGTGTGCCACTAGAAGAGGTTGTCGGTGGATTCCAGCAGCTTACAGCGGCAGGAGTAGATACCGGCAGCGCTGAAAAACTGATGCGAACATTTGCCGAGGTTTCGCCACTATTGGGCCAAGGTGGATTGGGTCAATTAGCTGGCGGCATCAGCCAGATGGCAAAAAGTGGTATTGCCGAAGCGGCCACGCTGCAGCAGATGCAAGCAAGCGGGCTGAAAGTGTACGAGGCTTTGGCCGTGCGTTTGGGCAAAGTAACAGGTCAGTTCCACTCGGTGGAAGATGCCATCAATGCCGTCAACAATAAGACCGTTCAGGCGAGTACTGCGGTATTGGCCATGCAAGATGCAGTCAAAACACCAGAAGCTATCGAGGCAGCGCAGCGGCTGTTTAACAGTTTTGATGGCCAGCTAAGCCGTTTGCAACAAGGAGTTATTGAACTGTTCAGGGACATTGGAAAAGGCTTAATAGACGGCTTGGATATTCCAGCATTCCTAGCAAGTCTTCGTGGTGTAATTGAATCGATTGCCATCATAGTCAAAGAGCTTCTGTCGAATCTTACAGCGATTATGGGGCCAGAAGGCAAAGGCAACCAGATTGAAAAAAACTTTAAAAATGCCAGAGATTTTGCGTTCCAGATGGCCGAACGGCTGGCGACATCTGGCAACGACCTGATCACTAATTTTGACAAGATGATCTCTCACATCAAGGAAACATTCGAGAACATCAAAGCATTTTTTGAATCCCCTACAGACATGGAAGCTCAGAAGAATCGCCAGCACTTCAATAGATTTGTTGGCAATAGGGAAAGGACGGATGCTGAAATAGCTGGCCAGTCACGCGCTTTAGATATTGCCAATTTCTTTGCAGGCGTAGAAAACAATGCCAAAGGCCTAGACAGAAATCGAGCCATGGATTTTGCCGCACCAAAGGAGCGTGGTGGAGCGTTTGATCCAGTTAGGATCAAGCAAAAAGAGATGGCCAGTACATCTGATTTCACTGTGCAAAAACTACAAGCAGGTAGCACAGCAGCAGTCGAAGCCATGGTTCGCAACCAGCTGGGCGGCGGTAAAGAACCACAACAGGAGATATTAGCAGAGGCCAAAGAACAAACTCGCCAAGGCGCAGAAATGCTGACACTTTTAGCTGGTATCAAACTACCGGCCACAGTTCAGGTAGGCATCTGAGGTAACCAATGGCCTACACGCTATTCAGAGAAGTCATCGAAGGTCGTAGCGGCAGCGTCGATCAGCGCTACCAACGAGCGTACAAGCGAGCGTTCTTGGTCAAGACTGACAGCGCTGGCTACGGTCCCTATTACGCAGGCAGCCATCCCAGCCTGCCGCTTGTCTGGTCAGTTCACCCAGAAGACTCGCTGGCCTACTGCGTTGGATTCTCGGTAGACCAAGATCAAAACGATGGCACGCTCTGGCGAGTGACGGCCAACTACGCATACAACGCTGACACTTTTCAAGGCGGTGGCACTGGCACTGGTGCAACCGGCAACCCTGCGATAGATACGCAGCAGCAAGGCCAAGCACCCGCCGACCGGGTTCAATCGCCACTATCAAGGCCAAGAGATTACCAAATCTCTACTGTCGCCTATCCAGAGGCGCTGCGCGGAGATGTGGACGGCAACGCAATTCTCAATAGTGCCTACGATCCGTTTCTGCCAGCTAGCGAGATCCAGAAGTTTGGCGCACAAATCACCATCGGCCTGAACTCATCCACTCCACCATCTGAGGCGTGGATGAGCTCAGTCGGCAAACTGAACGCCAGCACGCTAACCATCACACCACCTGGCTCAACGATTTCGCTTGCGGCCAAAACCACCAGGCTGAACAGCCTCAACGCTCAGGCGGTCTACGAAAACGGTTTGGCCTACTGGCGCTGGACTTTGGCTTTTGAGTTCCGGCCTAGCACCACAACCTACACCAGCGGATGGGTGCAGCTAGGTGCCAGTTGGCCAGTGCTGGGTTGGAAGCTGGTTTTGCTCGATGCCGGCAAACGTAGATGGGATGGCACAAATTGGGAGGCATTCAAAGATAAAGGCGTTCAGCTAACTTCACCTGCGCTGATGGACGGCAGTACTAACAGATTGGCCGCCAATGCCAAACCTTACTACAAAGCGTGGGACATTTATCAAACAATCACCTTCCCGAGTCCGCTTTAATGGCTGGCTATTCGCTGGAGCTGGAGACAATCAAACGCCTTGGCAAGATGCTGAAGGCGTATGAAGGCGGCGGATTCACTCCAACGCTTCGGCAGCACATCACTGAAGACTATGGGCCACCTGTTGAGCCTGGCTTGCACGTTATCGAAGTAACTGGAGCTATTTCAGGCGGTTACTATCCGGCCAATCTTATGGACTGGAACGGGTCTGCTTGGGCGAGCATCTACGCAGTCCGAGTCATTGAGCTAAACACCAAGGCACTGACTACTCGCAGATACTTTGCCAAGGTCGTCGGTGTTGTGACATTAAGCGGAACACAATACGAATTGTACGCGGCTTATTCACCAGGCGAAGTAGTCACAAATATTACCTGCTCTGGCGGCACGCTGACAATTACTAAGGAAAAAGTCTGATGGCCAGCCTAGTCTACACCTCGTTCTACTACGACTCGTTTGTTGGCAACATTAACTGCGCCTCAAATTCGTTTAAGTGTCTGCTAGTCACCAGTAGTTACACCGCAGATAAGGCGCACGACAAGCGCGACGACATTACTAACGAGGTAACCGGCACCGGCTACACCGCAGGCGGAAACGCTGCCACCTGCACGGTTGCAGCCGTGGACAACACAAACAACGATGTGGAAATAAACTTCAGCATCACAAGCTGGACCACCAGCACAATCACAGCACGCGGCGCGGTCATATATAGGAGCCGCGGTGGCGCATCGAGCGCGGATGAACTGGTGTGCTTTATAGACTTTGGTGCGGATATTAGCAGCGTTACCGGAACATTTGCGGTGACGATGGACGACCCGATTAAGGTTCAGAATTAATGGCAGCATCTGTTACTGGGGTTGAAGCTTGGTCTAATTCAGTAGCAACGACATTTGCTCCATCAGGAGGAGCTACTGGCACATCTGGCGGAACGACATCAGGAACATTGTCTTGTGTGCCATGTTGCAATTCTGGAATTAAATACCTACCAGGTTGGTTTTCCTATGCTGATCCTTCAAGAGGATTGGCAGACGGCCTTTGTCCTGGCGCTGTTGACAATTCCGTTCCTGTAACTGTTTACGCAACTTTTAACCTGACACCGGCCACGGGTGTAAGTCTTGCCGATTATTGCATACCCAGCTCATTTACTATTGAGATGATCGCTAATGACCCATACAATCCTTCACGCCTGAAACCTTTGGCTTATTCCACAAGCTGCTCACCTATTTACCCGGGAACCAGATACGGATTTTTAGACATTATAGGAAAAGGATTTTTTACAGCATCAGTAAACACCGGAAGCAACCCCTACATTCTCGCTTATTTGGTGAACATGTGCTCATGTAATAATGTTGGGTATTTGGCTTTCAGTTCTTATTACATTCCAACAACCCAATACAGTCCGACAATTTACGGATCGTTAGATTCTTGTTCGCCATTCTCTTTAACATTTTCCAAAAACTATCCATACAACCAACTTGCCAACTTTTATTGGCAAAATACTTGGGTTGGGACTTGGTCGGTCACATTTACACTATGAAAAAACCATGCCCATTAGATCCAACAAAATGCGCCTGCCGATTGTGTTGGCTCTTCTTGCACGATGATGACTACAACAAGCTTTGGGAAGGCAACGGCATTAATCCTAAAAACCAGTTAAATCAGCCAGCACCAATCATCCCTGGCAAAACCTTCGCCAGCAACGCCGATCTAGCCAAAGAGCGAGCCAAGCGAGGCAGGACCAAATGCCAGCACTTAGGCGATAAGCTTGAACTAAAAACCACCTGCCCAGTCGGATGCGGTGGCGGCACCGAGCTACACGCCTGCGGCATCCATGGCACTTGCCGGCGCTACGGCAACGACGAAACGGTAATGACCTGCTGGCGCTGTCCCGAGTACCAAGCCGAGGAGCAGTTAACCGTTGACCAGTGGACCAATCTATTGGCCAGCAGCAAGCTGACCAACGATGGCGGAGTCTACACCGGCAACCAGACCAAGGCGGTGCATAGGATCATCGACGACCTGCGACAGGCAATCAGTGGCAATGAGCCAGCCTTTGCGGTCGAGCGTGGCATCGTCACGAGCGGAGGCGGACGCTACTGGCCGGGCACCTGGACAATGGCTGCAATCTGCCGTGAGATGGGCTGGAGGCACACGATACAGGCGTGGTATCTTGGCGAGGCAGAATATGACGAGTTCTGGATTAACGAGCTGCGCAAATTAGATGTGCTCTGCGTCGATGCTCACAAGGTGCGCAAGCTCAACCCATACCGCATTCTCAACGGCTTCGAGATTAAGCTTTACGCTGTGCTGCATTCCGGCATCGAGCAACCGCTCTGGCTGGATTCTGACTGTTACCCGGCACGAGATCCAAACCTGCTTTACGAGTGCAGCCTGTACCAGCAGACTGGCAGCGTGCACTATCCAGACCTGGCCAACGCCGAACCATGGACGCGGTGGGAGCGCTGGGGCGTGGAGCGTGACGATTCTCCACCAATCGAAACAGGACAATATTTGTACCATTTAGGAAAAGTATGGGAAGAGGCGCAGATAGCCAGCAAGCTTAACGAGATGTCAGACCTCACGTACCACTGGGACTACGGCGACAAAGGACCAGCACGAGTAGCCTGGGCGTGGACTAAGCGCAGCCGCGCTATCTACGAGCAGGTGCCTAAATGGGTTGGCCCAGCGTTCATCCACCTTGGACCAGATGCCGAGCCGCTGTTTGTGCATCGATGCCGTGGCAAGGTTAATCCAAGTGCCAGTAGTTTCTACACGCCTCAGTACGGCAACGGCACAGAGCCGCACAACAACTTGCCAGCCGAGGCCATCTATCAGCATGTTCTAGCCAAGGCCAAGGCGCTGGCCGAGCTTCGTGAGCCTATTACCTCAGAATGAGGTAAATAGGAGATAGTCACTATGGACTGGATAACTGCAGCGCGTGACCTCGGATTCCCTGCAGTTATTATCGCAGGCATGGGCTATGCGATTTGGACTGCTGGCAGTTGGCTGGGCAAAGAATTGTTAGTACCGCTCAGGGATAGGCACTTCGATTTTCTGACATCCCTCGAACAAACAAACAAAACCATCGCAGAAAGCATCAAAGAAGTGCATACGAGAATAAACGACATCACTTGCCTGCGGAGAGAATAAAATGTTTTGGGCGCTAATTTTACTGGCTGGTCAAGACCTCAAGATTCCAGCAGAAGTGACAGGCGAAGTGGCTGCCTTTGTTACCGTAATAGCTGAAACGAATAACAAGCAAGTCAAGTTTTATCCAATCGATTCAGGCCTATCGGTCTTCCCCGCAGCGCTGCTGGCCAACCAAAAAGCTACTGTCGTGGTGGCCGCAAAAGCCGGCACCTACAGACTGCTGGCCTACACCGCTGCTGGGGATATTCCCAGCGAACCGCAAATTTGCAAGGTGGTTATCGGTGGTGGCAAGCCTGACAATGTGCCGCCCGCGCCAATACCACCAACACCACCAACACCAGACAAAGACAAACTGCTCGATGCTTTGATTGGCATCTATGGCGGCCTGCAAGAGCAGGACAAAGAAAAGCACGTTAAAGCGCTGGCAGGCATCTACCGCCGAGCAGCCGCTACGGTTGACCAGTTTGCCGATCTTGGCACTCTTTACGGCGGCATCAAGACAAGTGCCAGCGAAGTAGTCCCATCTGGCGCCATTCGCTCTATTAGGGAGCGCATCGCGCAGGAAACCATCCGCCAGCTAGGTGACCAGCCAACAGCACAACTAACTCCAGCGCTCGCCAGTAAGGCGGCCAGCTATTTCAGCCGTCTCGGCTATGTACTTGAGGAGCTGGCAAAATGAGCGAACTAACCGAGTACGCTACAGGCTGGGTAGATGATCAGGAAGCAGTCACCGAGGTGGTGCAGGATCTGCCCTGGTCAAACTTTGGTGCAACTGATGCGGGTGCTGTGTCATTCGACGAGATCCCAGACCATGTCTATGGCTGGAAGGAATACGAGGAAATAGCTGGCAAGCCATGGCCGATTTTTAACCAGGGCAGCTACGGCACCTGCGTGTCATTCGGCACCAGCGCGGCCATGCTGTTTACGCAAATTAGCGAGATCAAACGCGGCGACCATGAACAGCCGAAAACGCCATCCATGGAAGTCATCTACGCTGGCAGCCGTGTTGAGGTTGGCGGTGGCCGCATCCGTGGGGATGGCAGTGTTGGCGCATGGGCGGCTAAGTGGGTCAACCTGTGGGGCGTGGTTCCGCAGGATGCCTACGGTTCACACGACCTGACCAAATACGATGGCGCACGGGCTCGCAAATGGGGCGCACCAGGTGCAGGCTGTCCGAATGAGCTAGAGGCACTTGCCAAAAAGAATCCAGTCGGGTCAGTAACTCTTGTCACTAGCTTCGAGGATGCCTGCATTGCGCTTAGCCAAGGCTTTGGCATCAACGTCTGCAGCAACCAAGGCTTTCGCATGAGCCGCGATAGTGCCGGGTTCTGCACCGCTGCAGGCAACTGGGGACACTCGATGGCGTTTATTGGCTACCGCAAAGGTAGTAGGCCCGGCCTGTTCGTAGTGAATAGCTGGGGCGGCGATTCAACCACGGGGCCGGCACCTGAAGGCGGGCCGGCATCTGGTTGGTGGGTTGAGGCGAAGGTAGCTGACAACATGCTGCGAGCGCGTGACTCGTTTGCATACAGCAAGTTCACTGGGTTTCCAAAGAATCAAACGATTGATTGGATTGTTTAAGGAGAAATAGAATGGACCCGTTGAGAGTTCCGACAGAGTTTCCAGTAGTAAGCATTCGCAATTTGCTCGACTTCGCTCGTGGCAAACACGGCTGGGATGTTGAGATTTTCGAGTCTGTGCTTACCGTGGTTGCCTATGGCTATGGCATGGCCTCATTGCCAAAAGCGATTGGCGCTGCGTTGCCTGACCCGGCACCTATCCAGACTGTGGTGATCGAGGGGCTGCAGGCAGCACTCGACCAGCAGGCCGAACCACAGGCGAAAACCTTCACGCTCATTCCCTGGGCAATCATTATTGAGTTTGCCATAAGTGCGCTGCTGAAGCATCTGGCTAAATGATTTGGGATAGGTTGCTGCGGAGTGTCGGCGAATACTGGGGCGCTCCGCGCTCCAGCAAATGGTCGGCAGTCCGCAGGAGCTGGCTCCGAGCCAACCCGTACTGCGCTGCCTGCGGCACTACTAAAGAGCTTGAAGTTCATCATCTGGTGCCGTTTCATATCGAGCCAGCGCGTGAGCTTGACACTGCCAACTTGCTGACACTGTGCCAGGACTGCCACCTGTATATCGGGCATCTAAAGGACTGGACGCGGCACAACCCGCACGCGCGTGATGATGCGGCGCTGATGCTCAGCCGGTTCTCGGCTAAATCTGCAATTTAAAAATTATTTAACTTCCCCTTGATTCTGTACCGATAGCGGTATAGTATGAGTTTGTCAGGTTAGAAAACTGACGGCTTAAACAGGGGCAGTAACATGATTATTACAGCGACTCAAGAACTGAGAAAACTATGGACTAGCAATGCCTGGGGCGAGGTAGACGCAGTGCGCTATCTCGACGATGACGAGCAGCGAGAATCGCTTGATTCATTGCGCAATCACTGGCAACAGGATAACGGCTGGGATGTCTCGGGTTTCACCGTGGAAGATATGCGCGAATTTCTAGAGGCTGAGCAGCGTGACCTACCGCGCCACTACCGCACTGGTGATGGCACGGTGGAAAATGTTTTTCAAGCCAAGGATGCTCTGGAGGCCATGGATTTAGCAATTGATTGGTGGCAAGATGGCTCATGGGAAAACAAAACAGAACTCGATATATTCGTGCAAGAAATCAATCCTTGGGACGACGACATGGTATTTCCACAAGAGTGGAAAACGATTGAAGTAGGCGAAGATCCGCCCGAACCAGAATGCACCGAAGACGAACACGACTGGGAAAGACCATACGAGATCGTCGGCGGCCTGCGCGAGAACCCTGGGGTGTGGAGTGCTGGCGGAACGACTATGACATTCCACAGCGTTTGCTCCCACTGCGGCCTGCATCGCCACGAGACGTGCCACGGGGCGCAACGCAACCCAGGCCAGCTTGACACGATTGAATACCGACGAGGTGACGAGTGAATCTGATCTCCACCACCGAAGCAGCAAAACGGCTGGGCGTATCTGCCCGCCGAGTGGTGGCGCTAATCCGCCAGGGCAAGCTACCTAGCCAGCGAGTTGGCCGAGCGCACCTGATTCTGCCTAAAGATTTGGAGAAAATATTGGACCGCCCGCCTGGGCGGCCAGCCAAGTAAACCGGCCCCTCGGATTCCCGGGGGGCTTTTTTATTAACCGTATTTTTCTACGAACTTTGCCTTAACTTTATCATCAATTTTCGCATAACGCTGCGTAATCGTGGTAGGTCGATGGCCAAGAATCGAGCCGATGACAGCCTCTGACACGCCTTCGTTAACCAAAAACGAGGCAGCAGTATGGCGCAACTGCCTTGGGCTAATCGTGTCTATCCGTGCCGCCTGACATGCCCTGCCAAAGGCCTTGCGATATGTCTGGTGCAGGATCTCGCCTTTAGAACGCCAGAGGCTGCCGGTAGCCACTTTTTTCATAAACGGCTTAATCGCCGCTCTGGCTCTTGGGCCAATCAGGATTTCAAGGACATGGCCTCTATGCCGGCCTTTGTGCTGCACTGGCCGGTAAACCCATGGCTCGTGATCGGTTAGGATTTCCTCGGCCCGAATCGCCAGAGCATTCTCGGTTCGGCACCCCGTGTACAAATGTAGTACAAAAATTGGCCGCCATGCTTGAGGCAGTTTTAGGTAAATGCGCATTAACTGATGCGGTGTAACTGGCTGCATAATCTTTGGCGCAGGCGCATCGCCAGGGCGGAGCCGGTCCCAACGAGAGAGCCGCAAAAACTGGTTAGTGTCCACCCACTCGCGGCTTTCACCGTAGGCGAATGCTCGGATGATGCGAGCTATATATTCGTGCACGGTTTTTCTAGCTTTGCCAGCCGTGACCAGATAATCACGAATTTGGTAAATGTGGTTTCGGTTGAAATCCTTGAGCGGGGTCCGATCCAAGGCAAGTTCATCAAGAACCTTGTGGGCACGCTGGCAGACCGCAAACTCACCAGTATGCTTGCCGCTTACCTTACGGCATCGCTTATCCACATCAGCAAGCCAGAGGTTCATCAGCCCACCAATCGAAGCAGGCGCATCAACCCTAGCTGGCGTGGCTCTAGTATCTTTGATAAATTCTGCTATCCAATCCTTGTATGCCTTATCACATTCTGCAGTTCCGTGCAGTCCAAGGTAGGTCTGCCGGCCAGTGCGCGGGTCAGTAACGATCCCGCGACCAGAGGCCTTGTGCATACAAAGTTTCGGCAGCCTGCCGCTTTTTTTGTATTTGGTCATTTTTTTTGTACGATTCAGAGGCCGTCATCCATGACCTAAGTACTTGCTGCGAAAGGATTCGGGGCGACAGGATTCGAACCTGCGACTTCTTGGTCCCAAACCAGAGTACCAAAAAAGCTTGTGTCCCCGAAAACACTTAAAAACAAGGCTTTTCCCAAGCAATTAACTGTACGCTTACAAAATCTCAAACGAAAATTTATCTTTGTTTTTCCCGCATTTTGTTTGTACACAAGTCAATTTTTTGTACGTTTTGTACAGTGTTGCTAAGTGCCAAGAAGTCGCAGGTTTTTTATTTTTATGTGCAAGAATCAATCGTCTTACTGCAATGTACATTTGTACAGTTGTGTCAGTTTGGGAGCAGGCCAGTGTTAAAGGTTTCTCAAGTAGCCTGCCAACTTAATGTTGGCCATCAAACAGTTTTGGACTGGATCAGTAGGGGGGTCAGAAGTCCAGACGGTAGCTACAGGCAGCTACAAGCCATTAAAAGTGGCAGATCATGGCGCATTACAGAGCAGAGCCTAGAAGATTTTCTATCGTCCAGCGACGAAATAGAACCACCGAAACCGACCAGACTTAGCAAGAAAATCCAAAAAAAAATTGAGGCAGAACACAAGGAGTTCAAAAGACTTGTGGCAAAAACGGATTGGTAAACTGATTGCTGGCTGGTTCTTTTTTAAAAAATACGCTTGTTTCCTTTTGTAACCCAGTATACATTTTCCTCCGTGGGGCAAACCAAGGGCACAGCCCAAGCATTGCCAATCTGGGCATAATTCTCCACTCCACGGAGTGTTTATGACACCTAAAGTTTTTTTAAGCCTCACCAGTGAGGCGCGGGGAGCGTACGGCATGAAAGCACCGCTAACCATGAGCAGAATCATCACCGGCATTCTGCTGATTTTGCTGGCCGCATCCGCTGGATGTTCGGCCATGCGCTACGAGGTTCAAGTCAGTTATTCACCCGCAACGGATTGCGACATAACAGCGCGGATTTACCGCAACTAACCTCGGCACTTGTTCACAAGTACCTAGGTTTGCCAACTAACAGGAGGTTAGAGAATGCTCTGCATCACAGTGACAACAGGCGAGCCATTTAAAATCACACATCGAGGAGTTGAGATATGGGTAAACATCGAGAAATCGTCGCCGACGAAAAGCAAAGTCAGGATAGTGGCACCACCAGCAGTGACAGTTCAGCGCAAAAAGTTCAGATCTGCGCCTGCTGGCGCTGCGGGTCAATCTTATCTGGAGCCTATGGCTACGGTTCAGACATCTGCGGCTCATGTTACCGAGCCGAAAACTCTGACGACTGAGGGCAGATAACTATGAGTTACGAACAGGTACTAGCAGACACCATGTGGTCAGAATGGTTTGTTGACCAGCGCATCGAGTCAGCAGTGCGCAGGCTACTGGCAGCAACCGAGCAGTGCCAGGATCAACTAGAGAACACCCGGCGTGGGGCGTTGGTTTCGCAGCAGGGCACGCCACCTGCAGCACATTCAAGGATGATTTGAAAAGTGAAAAAATTTTTAACTCTTGCTGCTGTTTTTGCGGTAGCCGCACAGGCTGATGCCGGTGTGTTTTACCGCAAGGCAACTTCCACTGTGGTAGCACCAGCGGCCACGGCAAATGGTGACACTAGCACAGCGCAGGGCGTTGCCGTGCTGATTGTTTCCACTGGCCGCTTCCGCCACTTCGGCGGCTACAACGGCTACGAAGGCATCGGCATGGGTGCAACGCAGGCACAGGCTGAAGCCAACTGCTGCTACCGTGGCCGCCTGCTGCCTCGTGAGCGAGGATTTGCGCAGATGGCAAACGGCCTATGGGTTTGCGTCTGCAGGTATTAACGAACCACACCGTCGTCTAAACGCCATCGCATGATGCGAGATAAGAACCCGGTTTACCTGTGTTCCGGGGAATGGTGGTAGTGGCAGTCCACCCGGTGTTTTTCTGAGGAGGTTTTATGGCTGGTCACATCGCAGCAATCCTCCTGGTCATTTCAATGGGCGTGTTTGCGGGCGTTTCAATTTATCTTTCGTCTTTTGAGGGGAGGGGTCGTCGATGAGTACTGCGTTGGTTCCAGTTAATGGCGAAATTCAGCCGCGTGATGTCATGCTGCGAAATCAAAATGTGGCGAATGCCTGCCGGGAAATCGTGCTGCGCTGCAGCGTGATGCTGCAAGGCAAAAAATATATTCAGGCTGAAGGCTGGCAGGCACTAGCCAACCTGAGCGGTTACTCACCACGCATCGATGAGGTGCAGGAACTCGACAACGGCGACTGCCGGGCTGTGTGCAGTCTGGTGCGGCTGGACGATGGCCAGATTATTGCCAGAGCTGAGGGCTATGTCGGCACTGATGAGCGCACCTGGGCCAATCGTGCACGCTACGCACGCCGAGCCATGGCGCAGACCAGAGCCACATCGAGAGCCTGCCGTTCTGCTCTGGCGTTCTTGGTGCCGCTGATCGATGCCAGCCTGAGCACTACGCCTGCCGAGGAAATCCCAGTCGAAGTCGCTCACATCGAGCCGGTCGAGGATATGCCGCCAGTGCGCCACCCGATGGACCGGCAGCCTGCCGACTACAACCTGATCACACCGAAGCAGCGCGGGATGCTGAAGATGCTGACCAAGGATTTGGACGCAGGCCAGCTAGCGGAACTGGTGACCCGATTTGGACCGAGCGACAAGCTGGACAAAAAAGGCGCTTCGGCTGTTATTGAATTTCTCAAAGGCGGCGGACTGACTCAACAGCCAGCTCAATCTGACGATAACTACGACCCGTTCAGCGGTGATGCGGAGCCAGCCAATGGCTGATTTGAAAGCTGATCGGTCTGAGTATTGGACTGATGAAACCAGCCCAGACATCGCTGAGTGCAGATCTCTGTATCTGCCATCGGCGCTGCGCCTACGGGTGTGCCACCACTGCGGGCGAGGTATTGTCACCGGCAACTGGCGGCGCTGGCGACAGGTGGCAACTCTGGTTGACCAGCGCTATCTGGTCGAGATGGGACCGTTCCTAGCTGGTCGGCCAGTCTGCAAAGAGTGCTGGGAAGTTTGGGTTTTAGAACAGAACACCTCCAGAGGATGACATATGCAGGGTGATTTGTTCACTACTGATGCCTACGGTGCGCCTATCGCTAGGGTTTTCGAGGCGCAGAAGAGCGAGAGCCGGAAGGCACGCGGCATGTCTGCAGCCGCTGAATCACGCAGCGGCGTGCTGGATTTAGCCAGGGTGATTGCTCGTGAGTTGTGCAGCAGCCAGGGCGAATGCACTGCCGACGATGTCGGCGAACTGCTCTGGCAGCGGCACCAGATCAAGACTTTGGGGCCGGCGGCTGGATCGCTGTTTAAGTCCGGCGAGTTTGAGCCCACAGGCACCATGCGGAAGTCGGCGCGCAAAAAGAATCATGCGCGGCTGTTGTTTGTTTGGCGGTTGAAGGCAAGGAGTTAGCAATGCAGCAAGATCTTTTTTCAACAGGTGAAATCGATGAATCAGTTGAAGCACTGAAGTTCATCCCTTTGACTTCTGCTGAAAAGGTTCTCGATGCGAGGATCATTAAACCAACCGCAGATGGAATTGTTACTTGGGGTGATGGTTTTGTAACTGATTTGAATAATCCATTAGGACCAATGCGACATTTAGCCAGACATATTGCCTGGGACTTCATGAATTCAATGAGGCCTTATGAAATAAGTGCTGATGTTAGTGGGGAAAAATATTGTGAATGTAAGAATCTTGGATGGTTTAATTTTCGATTAAAAACAGGTTACAAAATGTTTTATATACCAGCAAGAATATTTTCAAATAAAAACCAAACAGCTTCTGCATTCCATACAATACTTTGGGATATTTATAGGCCTGAGAAGCGCATTTACAGCATTGATCACATGGATGGAAATCCAAGTAACAATAATTTTTGCAATCTTAGAATGACAAAAAACAATAATTGGAACAGTTGCTGGAATGTTTACAGTATACCAGGCGTACAGTATAACAATTGTTTAAAAAAATGGATTGGTAAGAGTTCTAGGGTGAGAGGACCATATAGATACGCAGAGCTTTTGGCAGCAAAGGACCGAATTTACATTTTGCGCAATAAACCTCAATGCGAACCGTCAGACATCGAAGCATTTTTACGCAGAACTTTAACAGCTCTGGCATACCGAGAACGTAATTGTGTTAACGCATTGGGCAAATCAGTCCCATTAGAAGATCTAGACGTTGGTGTTCCTAGTTGGCTCTCGTACCCTGCAGAGCACTTTTTAAAGCATCAGCCAGCGCGGCAATCCTAATTCTAAAATCAAGCAAGGTTGAGGAGCTAAACCCATGAACTGGATCAAAGTCCGCACGCATCTGGCAACGCATCCGCATGTTGTCCGCATTGCGTCCGCATTGTGTCTGCCATCTGTCCACGTATTGGGCGCACTTGTTCACCTTTGGTCCGTTGCAGACAGCCATGCCGATGGTGATTTGCTGCGGAACATGACGCCGGCGGCGCTGGATCGCATGACAGAAACGCCAAATCTGACGCAGGAGCTGTCACAAGTAGGCTGGATAGTTGGCACACCAGAAGGGCTGCAACTCGTTAATTACCTAGCACATAACGGCGCTTCAGCTAAACGGCGAGCATCCGAATCCAAGCGCAAAAATGATGTCCGCAAAATGTCCGCATCGTGTCCGCATCCGAGCGGAAGTTCTGCGGGCCTAGAGAAAGAGAAAGAAAAGAATAATAAGAAGAAGAAGGAAAAGGAGCAGGACACATCACAAATCGTCCTGACCTACCCCACAGATGGACCAGAAGACAGCTACGACCTGCGCCAGAATCAAGTCAACGCATGGTGCGCAGTTTACCCAGCTATAGACATTGTTTTAGAATGCCGCAAGGCGCTGTTGTGGGTCGAGGCCAACCCGGACAATCGCAAGACGGCAAGCGGCATGCCGCGCTTCCTTCTTAATTGGCTCTCTAGAGCGACGAATACACCAAGGCCGACCAAAGCTCCCACCTTTTTCGATCGTGCGCCAGAGCGCAAATTAAAGCCATTGGCGAGTGAGATGATGTCGCCTGATTTGGCGGCTGAAATTTATGGCGAAATTAAACCCGGTCAAGGCGTTCAGCGTCTGGAGGTGCGACATGGGTAGTAATGCAGTGATCGAGCGGCTGGGCACCACTCGTTGGTCAGATCTATTTGCGGCTTTGTTTGGTGCCAACTCTCCAGAGTGGCAGCGAACGCTCGGCACCTGGGCGGTGTTGTTCCACGCCGAAGGCAGATCTAACTCGGAGTTAGTGTCGGCGCTACAGGCAATCAGCCGACACAATCCGGTGCCGCAGTTCCCGACTCAGTTTCTTGACGCGCTGCGCAGTGAATTGCGGCGGCAAGATTTATCGATCCGCGAGGCCACTGAAAAATCCCGCCTGGCTGAACTGACGAAGGCAACCCGGTGCCACCGCTGCGGCGACTGTGGCTGGGTGATTGGTCTGCCACATGTTGAGTTTGTGTCTGGGCCTGAATGGCTAAAACCTCGGCGCACCATGGCGGTGACTTGCGACTGCGGACTAGGCCGGCATGTGCACGGCAAATGGACCACCGCACAACCAGACCCCAAGCAGGTGATGTCATTCAGTGAATACGAGTGCCGCAACCCGCACAGGCAGACGCACATAGAGTTGCGCCGCGTCGAGGTGGCAGCCGAGATGGCGACATGGGAACAGGAGCATGGGCAGGCGAGTTGGAAGGCGACAGTCGAGGCGATTATTAGGAGATACCAGAATGCTGACGGATGAGCAGCGCAAGCGAGCTGACCAGATCTTGGCCGACTTGATGAGCGTGGTGCGCGAGTCATGTGACGAGGAGATAGAGCGCCTGCGGTTAGCCATCGAGATGCACCAGCGGCACAGTCTGCAGATGCTTATTGAAGATCCAAGAATTCGCTTGAGCGAGGCAGATTATGAACTCTGGAAAGTGCTGGGTGATGTGTGATGTGGAATCCAATGCAATGGATTCTGTTTGTTGTCGAGGTTGTCGATTTCTTAGATGGAGAAATGGCCGGTTGGCTCAAAAAGAAAGTAGTAAGAGGTAGGAAATGGAACCAGAAGTTGAAAGATACACGCACGAATTTGGCCATGAGTACGCATGGGTATGGCAAGGAAAAATCCTTGGCACAGTTGCGCCAATACGCAAGGGCCAGCCAACGAAATGGCGAGCCATGGTGAACTCTAGGGTGGTCGGCGTGTACACCGGGGCGAATGGCCGAGTGGTGGCGATGCAGGCGGTCAGGCATTTCAGCAAACATCTGTGGGTGAACCAATGACTGAGCAACATCCGGAGCAAATCCAAGCAGAGAAGATCGCCAAGCTAACCGCTCAGGTGGAACGACTGCGGGAGTTTATACGGACCTACACAGCCATCGAATGCCGAGGCCAGACTTACTACCCGGAGTGGGCCGAGCGTGCGCTTCGTGAGTGACGCTGGCCAAAATATTTATTCCCCAGGGGAGGGCGCACCATGGCAGAGCGGATGAGTTTGCGAGTTGACGAGGGACTTTTAGAGGTTGTCACCACAGTGGACACACTGCAGCCAGGGCAGGTGCTGATGACGCTATTGAGAGACGGTCAGGAAACTGCCTGCTTTTTAATGACGCATCAGCAAGCTCGTGTGTTAGCTACTCACTTGGATGTGTGCTCAGAAATGGCCGAGGTGGAGGCAGATTGTGACGACGCAGGCGAAGCAGACGAACCAGAAGAAGCCGACTAAGCCATTGACTCCCGAGCAGAAGACGATGGTTGAGGAGAACTTGCGGCTGGTCTATTTTGTATGCAGAAAATATAGACCACCGCTAGGCATGGACCAAGACGATTGGCAAAGCGAAGTGATGGTGCAACTGGTGCGGGCTGTGCAGTATCACGACCCGGCACGGGGCAAATTGTCGACTGTGTTTGATCACTTTGTATACCGCAGGCGTGGGCATTTAAACGACTATTTCAAGCGTGGAAAAAGGGGCCGAGTTATTAAATACTCACTCGATGCGGAGGTCAGTTTGCTGGACATGCAGGGCCGAGATCATCACTGGAATGGGCTGGATGCCGCCATGGTGACCAGGCAGGCATTAGAATTTTGCACACCGCAAGAGGCTGATATTCTGCAGCGCTTGGCAAAGGATTACACCATTCGGGAAATTGCTGACCACTATGGCGTGAGCCACCAGCGCATCTGCCAGCACCTGACCATTGCACGCCGCAAGGTTGCCAACATGATGCCAGGTGAACTGATCCAAACCACCAAGTGCCTGCGCTGCGGCGGCGGTGCTCAACAATACAACCTGAATAAGAATCTTTACTGCTGCCAGTGCAGCTACCAGTTGCTGCACGAGCGAAAACTGTCCGGCGAACGTGGACGATTAAAACGTCTAAAGTTGGCCCAAAAAAATGGGTGAGGTTGAAACGTTGCGCAATTTGGCACGGCATTACGGGCTGTGTCCTGATAGGCACCCGGTCATTAAGCGGCTACTGGCGGCGCTGGAGGCACGCAATGGAGTTCCAGAATTACGAGCAGATAGTGATGCACTTAATCAACGCGGCGAATCTGATTAAGGATTCTGGGGAACGCATGCGAGTGGACTGGCCGAACATGGCTCACATGCGAACTATCGACCAGTGGTTACGCCGAAGTCAGAAAGAAATTGAGGCCGCACGGGAGCTAGTAAGACGTGAAATACCAAAGCGACGACCCGGAACATCTGGCCCAGATAAGGGCGTGGGCAGCGGGCCGGCTTAAAGAGCTGGCACAAATCAAGGCTCGACCGACTGATGAGATCGGCGAGCTTGACGAGGCACTCACCGCAGTGGTGAGGTTGGTGGGCGAAGTGGAGCGTTTGCGGGGGGTTCTGCAAGCGTTCCTAGGGATTGAATGGGAGGGCTAGCATGAAGTTTAATCGGGCGAATTTACTGGGTGCATTGACCAGGGTGATGCCGGCTGTTGGCCGCGATCTCAACCGGCCAGTGCTGACATGTGTGCTGATCGATGTTAAGCCTTTGGTGATCTCTGTGGAGTGCACGAACCAAGAGCAGCACCTGCGCTGCCTAATCGAGGGTGACAGCACAGAAGAGTTTAAGGTTCTGGTCAGCGCATCGAGGCTAGCCGAGATTTTAAAGCGCAGCGACTGCGGCCAAATTGAGTTTGTCATCGAGGATAAGGTACTAGCTGTTGTTGCTGGTGGCGCTCGGTTCGAGTTGCCGCTGCAGGATTGCGATGCGTTCCCAAGCTGCGAAGATCTCGAAGGTGTTGAGGTGCGCATTGAGGGTGAGGAGTTAACCAGAGCAATCGCATCAACCAGCTACGCTGCGGCCAAGGATCTGGCGCGGTTCACCATGATGGGCGTGTTTGTATCTGGCCAGAATAACACGCTTGAGTTTGTGGCCACCGATGGCAGGCGGTTGGCCAAGGCGACGAAACAGGCGGACTTTGCTGGGGTGATTTCGGCAGTGGTTCCGGCCAGTGCCTGGCGAATGGCGGGAAATTTTACCGGCCTTGTGCGGCTAGTGTTTTCCAAACGGGGTATGACATTGTCAACCAACGATGGGTTCAAAATGAAAACCCTGCTGGTCGAAGGGAAATACCCTGATTACCAAGCTGTCATTCCAAAGGACTCAGGCACAGCATGGCGAGGCTTTGCGCCTGCCGAATTGGCGCGGGCAGTGCGCCAGGCGCAGGTGATGGTAGACCGGGAGAGTCTTCGCCTCGATGTGCAACTAGGCGCAACCGGGCCGGGTGGTGCCGCCATGGTTTTGGGTGGCAGGTCTGCGACTGCTGGTAGCAGCCAGATTACTGCTTTTTTTGCAGGCGAAGGCAAAGCGCATGTCAGCCTTAACCCGGTGTTTTTGTTGGAGGCTTTGGAGGCATTCGACACCGAGGAAGAGGTTGTATTTCAGACTCGCGGCAATGGGCCGGTGACGCTTTCTGCCGGCAAGATATACACACTAATCATGCCGCAAACATGAGGTTAAACATGCACGAACTACCAGCCATGAGCAAGGCGCGGTTACTGGAAATCCAGAGCCGCGCCCAGTATTACCCAGACCCGGAGCTGCGCAAGGTGCTGCAGGATTTGCTTGCCGAGATCAAGCGGTTGAACGCCGAGAACGACAACCTGAACGAGGATCTGATCGAGCGTGATGCAGAAGATCTGGAGTGGTAAAGTGCTTAGAACTGTGGCTGCCTGCGCCGCCTAGTGTTAACAATATGTACCGCAGCGGGCGGGGCAGAGTCTACCGCTCGACCGGATACAAACGGTGGCAGCAGGAGGCTGATCTGGCATTCATTCAGGCGGGAGGTCTTCGGCCATGGAGCGCGTACCCGGTGTGTGTCGAGATCGATCTATTCCCTGGTCCGCAATACCGGCAGCGCGACCTCGACAACATCGTGAAACCGCTGCTCGATTTTCTGGTGTACCGCTCGGTACTGGCGGACGACAGCACGCAGCACATTCGGCGTGTGGTAGTTCAGTTTCAGTCGGAGCGCCTGCAATCGAACCAAGTGAGGTTGAGAATTCGGAAGGCATCGTCGCTGTAGTTCCCGGTCTGCATTCGGACATGGCACACATTGACCGCGCCGAGATGGCACAACGCATCGAGCAAATCAGAGACGAGCGACTGTTACCCGAGGCGGCCATCATCTGGCTTGGCAAACTACTGTTAGAACCACAGCAAAGGCTATGGCGCATCGAGCTTGCCATCGAGCAGCTAATCCTGAAGGTTCCCAACATGCCGGCAGAGATGCTGGCCGATGTGTGCGAGATACTTTGTCCGGAGCTATACGGCGAGCCACCAGCGCCACCCAGAGCCAGCCATGCGCTGCCAAAAAGCCGAGCCAGACTGGCAGCACTTCAGCGCAGGCATCAAGCTCTACATGGCCTGTGGCATCGGGATGATTCGTTCGTGGACAGCGTCACCAGCCGCCAGCAAGAGCTATTTCTCTACTCCGAAATCATTGAGGCCAGCCACCCGATTCCAAGAACTGACAGCAACATCATCCGCATCACCCGGCTGGATATTGGCTGATCGTGCTGGGCACCTAGCAGACTGAACGCATGGCCAACCGAATCCCACAGCACCGACCACCCCACGCCAGGCTAACCGTGCCAAAGGCAGAAGTACCACGCGAAAGCGCACACGCCAGAGGCTACGACCGCACCTGGCAGAATCTGCGGTTGATGATTCTGCGGCGCTCACCGCTCTGCGTAAAGTGCGGCCAAGGCGCTAGCCAGGTGGATCACATCACGCCGATACGAAAAGGCGGCGCGCGGCTTGACCCGCAGAATTTGCAGTCACTTTGTCATTCGTGTCACAGTACGAAAACAGCAACAGAGGATAGGTAATGGCTAAATCAACCAATCTGAATTTCACCCAAGAAATCAATGTGCTAGGCAAGCGCCTAACCAGCACAGACACCACCACCTATGTGACCCTGTACACGGCCAGCACAGATGATGCCGTGGTCAAAAGCATCACGGTAACCACCACCGATACAAGCGCCGTAAACCTGAAGATTGCCATCAATGACGGCACAACTGATTTTCTGCTTGGCACAGTGCGTGTGGCATTGGCCAGCGGCACAGATGGTGCGGTGGCTACTGTGGATATTCTTGGTTCAAGCCTGTTGCCTGGGCTGCCAAGGGATCTAAATAACAGAACGATACTTCCGCTTAAAAATGGCCACATTTTGAAGGTTGGCTGTTTGGCAGCGATGACGGCAGCAAAGCAAACGGATGTAATCGCAGTAGTGGAGGAGTACTGAGATGGCTGATCAGCATAGCAGTTTTGCAGAAGGCTTGACAAGCCCAGCGGATAACCAAGTGGCCATCACGCCATCAGACAGCACGGATCTGGCGTTTAACTCACGGGCTATCCGAATCGGCGTAGGCGGTACTCTGGTAGTCACTCCAGCGGGTGGTGGATCAGATGTGACTTACACGGTTTACAACGGCGAGGTGTTGCCAATCCGTGTTAGCCGAGTGAAGGCAACCGGGACCACTGCCACCAACTTGGTTAATTGGTACTGACATGCTTGACCTACTAGGCATCGGAACCAACAGGGGGCACAGCATGATTGGTGTTGGAATTTCTGCTGGTTTGACGGGCGCTAAAAGGGCTAGGTCTATTCAAGATCCTTTGCCAGCGTTAGATTTGGACTGGGCCACTGACAGGTCTTTGCCAGCGGCCTATGGGCCTACGCCAAGCTTTTCCAGGGCATCGACTGGCACATATTTTACTTCATCCGGTGTGCTAACCACAGCAGCGATTAACGGGCCAAGATTCAATCATGTCTACAACGGATCTAGCTGGGTGAGTAAAGGTTTGCTGATTGAGGAGCAGAGGACGAATAATCTTCAGCAGTCAAACTCATTCAATACCACTTGGGTATTACTTGGTGGAGCAGTTGTCGCAAATTCTGGCACATCACCAGACGGGACAAATAACGCTTGGAAAATGAATGAACTGGCTACCACTACTCAATCACATGGTATTTACCAAACCTTAACGATTCCGGGCGGTGCGTGTACTTGGTCAATTTATGCAAAAGCTGGTGAGCGGAGCTGGTTGCAATTTAATGCTTATAATTCAGCCACAAATTTTATTACTTGGTTTAATCTTTCCAACGGAACAGTAGGAACTAATGCAGCCGGGAACACGGCAACAATAACGCCCGTAGGAGATGGTTGGTATAGGTGCAGTATTACAAGGTCTGCTGGTGCGGACTATGCTCAATTTTACACGGCGAACGGCGATAATAACGGCAGCTATTTAGGTGAGGTTGGTAAGGGAATTTACATCTTTGGGGCACAAGTTGAAACCGGCTCCTTCCCCACCAGCTACATCCCCACCACCACAGCAGCGGTGACAAGGTCAGCAGATGTTTGTCAGATTACTGGGGGTGATTTTAGTGGTTTTTGGAATGCGAGTGAGGGAAGTTACGCTGTTGAGTTCGACAGGCTTGCCGATAATAACGCAGGAAATACTAACAGATGGACATTGTCTTTAACTAACGGGTCAACCAGCTATATTAACCATTTTGCTGCAACGCCCGGCGGAGGCTCTTATAACGACTATTCTGTTATTTATTCAACCGGATCGCAACAAGCAGCCGCATTTGTAACCAGCTTAGCTGGCGGAGTAATGGCGAAATCTGCGACTGGATGGAAAGTTAACGACTTCGCAGCATCTTTCAATGGTGGAGCAGTACAAACCGACAGCAGCGTTATTGTTCCTGTTGGCATAAATAGACTAGACCTCGGCATGAGTGGCTCAAACTATTTTCTTTGCGGCCACATCTCCCGCCTACGCTACTACCCAACGCGATTGACCAACGCACAACTTGAGAGTCTTTCCACATGATTGATCTACTCCTGAAATTTCCCAGCCAGTTGGTGGCAGCGCAAGTTGGCCAAGCGCTTGGCTATTCCACGCAAGACTCAGAAACCGGAGAGTGGCAAACCACTCAAGCAACACTCGACATAGCTATCTGTGTGATCGGTGAACACTACGCGCCTACCGGGGAAACAACCGAAGGGCCAACCGGGGAGCAGGTGCTGGTTATGGCTGGTGATGGCAAATGGTGGGTTATGGTGAGGAGCCTAGTAGAGATTGAGCTACCAGAGCAGATTCTGCCCTACATCGTCGAGCGTGACCCAGCAAACCCAGCCATACCCAATCAGGTGTGGGCATGAGCTACACAAGCAAGCTGAATCTCTGCCTGTCACAGTCCACCAGCCTAGGCGGATCGGATACCAGCGCGGCTAAGGCTCTGCCAACTCGCAGACTTACCGACCGGCTTAATTTTGCACTGGCTGGGTATGGTTTGCTGGCTGGTGGTTCGGTTAGTGCGGCGGAGCCTGCGAATATTGCGACCGAGCATTCAAGCAGCACAGTCATCACGACGACGATAGCAAAGAACGCATCTATTTCTTACATCATCCGAGGCGGTTAAACATGCCACTCGACCCGTTCACAGGCACGGCGCTGTACAACATCGGCGACAAGCTGAGGCTGCAAGCCACCTTCACTGACCTTAGCGATGTTGTGGCCGATCCCACAGCGGTGGTGCTAAAGGTCAAGAATTCAGCCGGCACAGTCACCACCTACAACTACCCAGGCACCATCACCCGCGCCTCGGCTGGCGTGTACTACTACGATTTCGATGTGACGGTTTCTGGTACGCACTACTTTAATTGGGCCGGCACTGGTGCCTATACCGCTGCTGATGAGAGTAGCTTTACAGTGGTCACTACGGTGTTTGCGTAATGGCTACAGCCGAGCCATGGTGGTCGCTTGAAAAGACCGACAGCCATGCTTGGCGTTTGGATGTGCAATTTGATGGCACAGGCCACAAGCGCCGCATCTTATTGCTGGCAGATATTCACTGGGACAATGCGCATTGCCGGCTTGATTTACTAAAGCAGACCTTAGACATAGCCAAAGCCGAAGGCGCGCCTATATTTTCATTTGGCGATCACTTTTGTGCCATGCAAGGCAAATGGGATAAACGCTCAAGTGCAGATGCCATGCGTGATGAACACCGAGGTGGCAACTATCTAGACCTGCTGGTCAACACCTGCGCTGATTGGTTTAAGCCGTACGCCAGCAACCTAGCAATGATTAGCCTGGGCAACCACGAGACAGCCATCAGGCGGCACCATCAGGTTGACTTGAACCAACAGTTAGTTGGGCATCTTAGGCGTGAAGGCTCGCCAGTAGTGTCTGGTACTTACTGGGGATTCGTGGTCATTGGCTGCATGTTTGGCGCTAAAGGATTATCAGAGATAATCAAGATGCACTATGCGCATGGGAGCGGCGGCGGAGGAATGATAACCAGGGGCCTGATAGATCATAGCCGTACACGCAGTGACTATGACTGCGACATTCATGTAAGTGGTCACATCCATCGGCGCAACTGTGACGAGAATGTGATTACCCGAGTCACCGCACGCGGCAAGATCCAGCAAACACCGCAACTGTACCTGCGATGCTCGACTTGGAAAGATGAATCTAAAGATGGCTATCATGTTGAGCAAGGTAGAGCAGCAAGACCAATAGGCGGATGGTGGTTAGAGCTGACAGGCAACAAGTCCAAGAATGTCAAGAGTAACACCTACACAGTTGATATCAAGGCTGTGCCTACATGATGCAGGCTAGGCGCTGCTATCACCTAGGGGGGTGAGGCAAGCTGGGGGGTGGGCCGGAAGACAGATCGGAAGAGC